ACACGGGCATGTAATCAGGTCAACGCAGGGGCGCCGGAACTCATGGTTTCGTTTTGGTCGAGTGCTAACCGAATGCGCCACATTCTTTGGAAATCAACCAGCCCCTGCAAACGATTCCCTATATGCGCTCGACCGGGTCCAGCGCCCTAAGCACCAGTCCGTCGTGCTTATGAAACGTCAGCGACTGCAGCGCCCGCCTGCCGCCGTATCCCATCGATGCGGCATATGCGTCTGGCGGGCAAAACGCGCGAAGGCTCTCCCAGCGGAGAGGCCCTAAGTCCTTGGCGTGGTCGTGGTGGGTGTGGCCCGTCAGATAATGCCGGTGACGGGTCGCGGACCAGAACGGGCATATGTCACTGAGATACAGCGCCATCTGCTGCGGCTTACCGAGATCACCGTGGTGGGCGAATATTGCGCACCGGCCCCACTGCTGCATGAATAGGTCACGCGGTGACTTGTCCACGGTGACGCGCGGGTCTTCCCGGTATCGCTCACTCAGAGCGAACGTAAGCACCATATGGCTATGCACGTCATGGTTGCCGCGAAGCACGCGGATTGTCACGGCAGCGTGCTTGCCCAGCAGGCGGCCGATTACCTCGGCCAGGATGGCAATGCCGATGTCCAGCACCTCACCGTAGCGCCCGTCCATGTCCAGTTTGTGGTGGGATTTCGGAGTCTCTGCCCGGCTGTCATCCTGATGAAAATAATCACCCCCGACGATGAGGACGGCGGCCTCGGCTGCAGGCGTCAGGGCCAGCACCTTGGCAAAGGCCGTCCGCATGTCGAGAGCGGCATGGGCGATGTCATAGTCTTGCCCGCCGGTTTCTGTCGATCGCGCCCGCATCCCGACGTGCGCGTCCATCAGCGGATACACGGCGCACAGGTCGGCCATGACGGATTCCGGGGGGATTACTGGCTCTGCCGGGGTTAGCCCTTCTAGCGCCGCCCTGATGCGCTCCGCGAGGTCTTCCGGGGCGTCCTGCTCAATCTTGTGATAGACGCTGAACCCCGGCTCCCCGTCCTTTGGCGGCACCTTCGTCCACATGCTATGCGGCGTCAGGCCCGTGCCGACGGCATCCATCGCCGTCTGGACGGCCCGGTCCCGGTTGTTATCACGCCACCACATGACCAGCGTGTTGGCGTTCAGGCCAAGTTCGATGGCTGCGGCCGCCAGCGTTGAACCGGCGGCCAGGTGGCGGGTAACTACATCCTTGCGGCGCTGCCCTTCGCCGTCACGGAGTTTCATCGGGCGCCACCGCCGTCAGCCCCATCGCCTGCAGCGCCGCCACCCCATCCATCCCGCCGATCGCCGTCAGCACCCCCGGCACCGCCAGCGTCGGCTCCAGAGCGAACACCAGCGCCGCCTGTGCGCGGGTTGCGGCAGCCATGTCGATAATCTCGTCAACATCCCACGCGGGCCGCTGTAGGGGCTGTGACGACGCCTCCACCCACGCGTCTGAGGCTTCCCAGCTTGCGGCTGCGTACAGGTTGCCGTCGGGGTCGGTCCAGTTGAGGCCGGTGTAGGTTTCGCCGTCTGCTGGGCCAAAGGCGAGGCACATAGCCAACTGATTGCTATCGCTGACGAGGGCTTCGGGGGCGGCTGCTGTGACCCGCATTATTCCACCGCAGGGGCAAGGCCAGCGTTGAACGCAGCACGGGCAGCGGCGATACCCTCATCAGGAGTGGCTACAGCGTACTGAGCCATGTACGACAGCGCGGCCATATTCATGACCATGTCCACGTAGCCCTCGTCCGTGGCAATCTCGGTGGTGGGCTGGACGTAGTCCGCGACGGTTGTGACGGTGTACTCAGTCATCGGTCGGCTCCTTGGGTTGGATGGCTTCTTCCAGCTTGGCGAGAAGCGTTGCGGCATCTTTTACGGCCCGAAGGCCGAGGGCTTTTACGCCAGCGTCCAGCAGCCCTGCGAGGGCTTGGATTTCGTGGTCGGTGAGTTGGAGGGTTGTCATGTTGGGGTTGGTCCTTACGAAATAGCGAGCGTGCCAGAGTTGTTCCACAGCGCGCCTGTGATGCCGGGGTTGGTGGTCGGCACGATGAAGATAAGCTGTCCGGTTCCGGTGGAGCCATCGGTGATTTTAGCCACGCCCGCAGCGCTTCGTGCGACCCCAGTGTCTGGAGCAACAGAGGCATCGTTTCCAACGCACCAAGCAAATTGGTAGGTAGCCCGCTGCTTTATGCCCTCAGCAGAGATTTGCTGCAAAGGCGCTCCACCACCGGGCTGGCAAATGTTCAAGATATTTGACGCAACTGGAACAAGAGAGATGTCGTAAGCACCTGAGCTTGCCCTCCCGAGAGCGATGATATTTCCACGCAGCGCTATAGTACGCAACGTCCCGGTCCCCGCCGCCTGCGTCCCAATCTCCAACACATTCGAAGAGAACCGCATAAACCCACGCTCATAGTTCGATGCGTCGGTGTAGGTGTTGTACAGGTTGAAGGCTTGGGCGTTCACGCCGTTGCGTTGGGCGAGGGTGTTGGCTGCGTCTCTGGTGAGGAAGGTGTCGCTATTCCAAGTAAGGGAAATGCTAGATGGTAGCCTAAGCTGTCCATTGTCTTGAAATCGCGCGACTTCGACATTACCTGCGGTCACACCAAAAGCTGCGGTACTAATACCAAAAAAGCCGGTGTTTGGGTTGCCAATTTTTATGGCTGCATCACTAACGGACCCACCATCTACTCTAATAAAACCGCTTTTATCCACCCGGAACTTACTCACCCCACCAACCTGCAAGTCCATCAGCAGGCTTGCAGCCGCCGATGCGGTGTCGGTGACGTTGAGCTTAATCCCGGTGAAGGTGGTGCCGCTGGCGTTCCACGTGTCCGCGAGATCGTAGATATAAGCCATGATCAGGCCCTCCGTTCGATGATTGAGTTGGCGCGATCCAGAACCGCAGTGTCGTCTCGGGCGAAGATGGTGGGCGACACTATGTTAGCCCAGTTGGGAAAGCCGCTCTTGGATGCGACCCAAGCCTCCGTGTTCGTGATTGCGGTGGTGTCGAGGTTGGCCCCGAAGCGGACAAGGAGCGAAAAGATGTTGCCGTTTAGGGGCAGTGTCGTGCCGCCACGGCGACCGATATAGATTGCCTGCGCGGAATAATTGCCGGTGCCTTGGTCGGTAGTGGCTTGAGCGACTTGGGTGCTGTTGAGGCGCAAGGTTGCGCGGTCCCCAGAGATGTCGCCAAGGCCAGTAAGAACGCGTGTAGCTGGAGCAGCGGCGATTGCTTCCGCAACAGACGTGGAGGTTCCTGTGCTTGCGAAGTAAAAGCCGCCGCCGGTGCCAGAGGGGGCAAGGACTTCAAACACGTTTGCCGTGCTAACCCCGCGAGTGCCTACAACCTGAGCAACCGCCGCATCACTCAGCTTCCGCACCCCCGCAAACACCTGAACTTTGTCGATACCCGGCGTGATCGTGGGCGTGACCATGAAGTCGTCAACACCGTCGAAGTTCAGATACGACAGCGACTGCACCCCGGCTTCGGTCACGTCGAAGGCTGTGGAAACGCGCTGGTAGGCGGTGGCGGTGGAGCCGAGTTCGAGTTGTGCGCCCCAGACGTAGATGCCGCCCGATGGGATGTCGTCCACCCACAAGCCAAGCGTGGTTCCAGATTGAGTTTCCGTGAGAGTGAACCTTTGCCACGATGTGGTTAGGTTGCATGAGACGGTGCTGACGGTCTGCGTGCTGTCCTTCAAGATGACAGTTTCTCCGCCAGAGACGCCACGAAGCCAGACCGACTTGGTGTTTTGCGAATTACTCGGTACGGTTATTGGAGAGCTAAAAAGGCCGTTTGTGCCGTTGCCGACCACCAAGTCCGCAGTCGTTGTTCCATCTGGAGCGGCAATTTGATTGGCCGTTACAGTTGTTCCGGCTTGCTTGCTCCAAACCGCATTGCTGAAATCTTCACTCCACGTCAGCAAATTCCGCCGACCACCCTGCGGCACCACCCCGTATGTCGGGCAGGATGCGGCTGCGGCTTGGGTCGCGTTATTTCCCCGGCCCGACTTGTCGTTCATGCGCGCCACGGTCTGCCCGGGAGCCGTCACGGGGGTGGTGCCAGCGGTGTCGGTGAAGAGGGTCGTGAGGTCGCTGGGGTCGTACCAGACGCCGGGTTCGTTGGATGCAAAGAGGTCAATAGGGGAGAAGGGTGTAGGTGGTGCAGAGCGAGTACCACTAAGGAGTTGCCCTCTAAGGGACACAGCAAGGCTAATAGAGGGCATAAATGTGTTCCTTAGACTTAGATAACAAGCTAATCGTTTAGATTACGAGAGAGTGGATACCCGTTGCGGTAGTACCAGTGGCTTTAATCCGAGTGACATTGGAGCAAGGTACATAGAAGTTGGATGGGAAGGTCACAGTGCGGTCAGTACCATCAACTGTAAATACAACAGCACCACCAACTGTAATGTAGAAGCCAATAACGGTGTTCTGAGAGGAAGCACCCATATTGTCAGCGGAGTTGTTCGTGGTAACTGGAATCCAGTCACGGACCATACCTGTCGTGAGGTCAACATAATTAGCCATTTGTTATATCCTAACAGTTGCGTAGCAACAAAAGCGACTATAGTCGCGCAGTCAAGCCTTTCGCATCGGAATAGGCTAAGTTAAGTTCAGGTTTAGCGATGCCCTTGAGGGCCAACTCTGTGATTGCCCAGACCATAGCATCTAGACGGTCAGGTGATCCAATGGAGCCAAGTGGTTCCCAAGTCGTCATTTGGGTCTCTAGGTCATCAAGTCCACGAAGGTGTTTAACCTTACCACGCTCATATAGTGCCGCTACGGGTTCAGCCCTAGCAAACTTACCACGAGAAGCGTGTACAGCTTTAAGCGGAATAGTTTCATCAACAGTCTTGAGGGTATATTTTACAAGATCACCGCCTTGGTTTCGTTCATATACTAAACGATCAGCGTGATACTTATGAAAAAGGTTTACAGCTTTTGTAGCCCAACCTTCGGGAGATAGACGCTCAGTGGCATCTTCCAAGACATAGCAGACACCATTGATATCGATGCCTGCAACAACAATGCCCGTCATATCACTCTCAGCATTGGCTGATACAGCCGGATCGACTGCAACAACGACACGAGCAAGAGTTTCAGAGAAAGCAACAGGGTCGTCTATCTCAACTTCACAGGTTTCTAGGATAGAACGGTTCCACAAGGCCCCAGCAGCTTCATCGAGAACTTCTGCGTAAAGCTCTTGACGACCGAGACGAGTGCCTTCATACTGTGTTTTAACTGCTTCCAGATAAGTTGAAGCTAGGTTCGCTGCATTATCGAAAGTAGAACCACGAACAGTTAAAGTCTTAGGGCTTTTAAGGATATCCCGAAGAAGTCTTGTTGGCTTAGGTGTAGTGGTAATGAATATACGAGGGTGCTTACCAAGTCTCAAGCAAAATTGAAGCATGTCATATGTTTCGCGGTCTTTATTCCAAGCACAAAGCTCATCAAGCCATGCAGCGTCTCCCTGAGGACCTCGTAGACGGTCAGGTTCCTCTGAACTATAAAAAGTAACTGTGGCACCATTAGCCCAAGTCAAAGTACGTTTAGTTGGGGACCACTCAGGATACCCCATGTGGACACCCTTGTAAGTTTTATCACCAGCCCAACAAACAGAGAGAAATCCGCTTTCTCCCTTGACGAGAACTCTTTCTAAGTCAGCGTTTGTTGCAGCTACAGCCATAACTCGGCGTTTACCAAGCTTAACTTGCTCACGGCACCATTGGGCACCAGCCCATGTCTTGCCCCAACCACGACCAGCAAGAGCAAGAAAGACGTTCCACTCACCTTCTTCAGGGGGTACTTGTTCAGGTCTTGCCCAAAAGCGATAGTTGTAGCGAAGCTCTTCCGCTTTCTTGGGGTCTAATTGCTGTAGGACTTCCGCCACATCTTTACCCATCGCACGGAGGTCATCAGCATGTAGTGAAAGTCCGTTTTTACCAGCCATTAAATTTATTACTCTTCTTTACATTTATATCAGCGGGCAGAACTTCTAGGTTCCAAGGAACATGGAGGCCACAAACAGTCTTGCCTTGAAGGGGCACCACATGATCTACGTGATACTTTTGACCACTAACCAACTCACAGTCCCTAGCTAACGTATAAACATCTTCTATCTGTTGTTTGTGGTCTTCGCTCAACCAAATAGGTTGTGCTTTTAGTGTAGCAGCCCTTCTCCTAGCGTCTTTTGCACGGAGTTTATCAGGATGACGCTCGGACCAACTCTTGATCCTTGAATTGCAGAGTTCTCTATTCTCACTACGATAAATAGATTGTTTCTCAAGAAGAGTTTCTTGGTTAGCTAAATAAGAGGTATTAACTATTTCTTTACGGCGATCAGGGTTATTTTTAACCCAAGTTTTTGTTTTGGTATCATAGTGCTCTCTGTTTGCCAAATAGCACTTTTGTTTACCTGCTGCAACTTTTTCTTTGTTATTCTCTCGGTACACTTTGTCCGAAGCCCGTTTACAATCTTTACAAGCTGTGTGTAACCCATCTTTTGTCGAAGAGTTCTTACTGAAGTGCTCAAGGTCTTTTTGAACCTTACAAGAACAACAAACTTTCATTTATTACTCTTTGACCTCATTTTTGTCTTTAACACCAAGAAGGGCAATTAGATCGTCAATAGCAGATGTCTGCTCTGTCTCAACTTCGTTGTCAACTTCAACAATAGTTTGTGTAGGAGACCAACCAGCTTTTGAACGCAAGAACAGTTCTGCTGCACGAAGGTCGCCCTCCAGAGCTTTGTTTACAACAACAGCCCCAACAGCTTCTTGAATGTCAGCCCTAGCTTGAGCAATGTCATCACGGTAGGTCTTATACATACCATTCATTGAGCTAGGTGCGTGGTCATAGCT